CGAACGACGGCTGGACAATCACTGACGGAGGCACGGCATGATTACTACTAAAACAGACGGTCACTTCATCATCAACTCTGCCGCAATCTCGCTCGATGGTAATAATGTCGTGTCGTTCAGAGAAGACGCTGTTGTTCAGGAGTTTGACACCAAAGAGGAGATGCTTGCAGCGCACGAACAGCAGTTTCCGGACCAATATGTTGATGAGGAAGTCATACAATGACAGACGTACAAGATTTGGTACAAGAAGCTCCGAAGCGAGACTTCTACTTTTCCTTCACCGACGAAGCGGCAGCAGCTACGGCCCTCGAGCCGTTCTACCACCAGCCGCAAGTGCAGTCCGTTGACCCTGAGACGGGCGACAAGCTGTACGACGAAGAAACCAATGCGCCCGTCATGGAAAACGACGGCGACGCCTACCTCGTCATGAACAGCCACAACCACTCGTTCGACATCGTTGGCCTGATCCACGAGGCCACAGGCAACATGCTGACCGACGACGAAGGCATGGAATATCCCGAGATGGCCCCTATCGACGGCTGGCACGTCAACTTGCGGATCCGTGGCGACTACATGCGTGACGAAGCCGAGGCGATAGATGCGGCAGACGGCGTTTCGCCCGTGACGCCGCACCGTACTTGGCTGTAGAGGCGGACGACACCCGACCCTCGCCCACCTAGTGTCAACATTCCTGACAACCAAGGAAGAAATCCATGACTGACACAAAAGCGTGGTGGGCCAGCAAAACCGTTTGGGCCACCCTAATCATGCTCGCAGGCGTCGGCCTCCGCTCCGTCGGCATCGACATTGGCCCCTTCGAGGGCGAACTCACTGAGACTGCCCTCACGGTAGTCACTGTTCTGGCAGGCGTCGTTGGCCTGTGGGGCCGCGTAACGGCCAGTAGCCTTATTACCCGCTAAGCAGGACGACAAGCTACAAGCGCGTCAGTAGTCTCGCTCTCACAACCAGCGCGAGACTACTCATGCCCCAGACCAGACCCCGCCTTGAGCAGCTAGTTTTCACCAGCAGTAAGACAGGCGAGCATAACATCGACACCTACCTCGAAGCCGCAGAGATTGGCAATCGCTCGCTCGCCCAGCTCATGGGCGACTTGTTCGATGCAGGTGGCAACTTCGCGCCCGAAGAGATTGTGCCGGAGTACCAGATTGCCCAGTCCAGTGGCCAGCTCACGCTTCAGTACCGCATCAACGGCACAGGCGCGTTCACAGATCTCGTTGGCTTCTTTAACGACCGTGGCGCTTTCTCGACCAGCACGGCCTACAGCGCCCTAGACCTCGTCACCACCACCTCTGGCTCTGCGACCAACCTCTACTTGGTCAAGACAAACCAGACTGCTTTTGCTAGCCAAGCCGCCTTCATCGCCAGCTCCAACACCCAGCTGCTTCTTGAAAGCCCAGCAGGCGTCTTGGCAGACGTTCAGTCAGCCCGAGACGGCGTCATTCTCGACGCAGGCTTTATCGCTGTCTCGAACGACTTGCAGGCCACGCCAAGCCTGATCGAGACCGTGGCTGACGATCTAGCTCTAGGGACAAGCTCTGAAATCCGCCAGTTCAATGCTGGATCCAGCAGCCTAGCAACAACCGGAAAAGCCATCGCCATGGCAATCGTCTTTGGATAAGGGAAAAAACTATGACGGCTCCAAACGTAGTCGCCGTGGCTACAATCACGGGTAAAACTGACGTCTCCGCTGCGGTGGGCACTACTCCAGTTGCAATCGCAACCAACGCTACTTCCTCCGGTCAGGTCTACAAGGTGAACTTCCTCACCTGTTCGAACCTCCTGTCGGCTGCGGCCACTGTCACGGTCGACCTGTTTCGGTCCAGCGTTGCTTACACCATCGCGAAGGACATCTCGATCCCCGCTGGCGCTACGTTGGATTTGCTGAACAAAGGCCTCTACCTTGAGGAAGGCGACGCCCTGCGAGTGACCTCCAATACTCTCTCCGCTTTCGACGTAGTGTGCAGCTACGAAGTTATATCCGAGACCTAACGAGGCGGCCCGTATGAGTACGAGAAATTCTTTTGGCGGCCTTCTTGGGGTGCCCGCTATGAGGGCGGCGCTAACGGAGGGGCATCGGTTTCGCGGCATGTTGTCTTTAAATGAAGCCGGTATTGAAGTCCCATCTACTGACGACTACCCCCAGTTAAACTGGGGTGGGATCATCGGTCGTGACGTAATCGTTTCTAACAGTCTCGTCGACACTGGCGTCCTGACGCTCGGGGAGCATGGCGCTCGCGTCATCCCCGGTCCCCCCACAGTCTCAGGTACGGCCAGCTTCAGTGTTGCCGAGAACACCAACACCAGTACCGTCTTGGCCACTTACGCAGCAACAAGCCTGCCTGTCACTTGGTCCGTAACCGGAACTGACGCCAGCAACTTCAACATCAACAGCTCCGGCCAGCTGACCTTCGCTGTGTCGCCGGACTACGAGACAGCGGCAGACCGCTCTCAGTCGATTAACGTCGTGGCGACAAACACCCTTGGCTCGGACAGTCAAGCCGTTTCAATAACCGTAACAGACGTCTTCTTTGAAACCGGCACTTACGTTGGCGCGCCTTCGTCTAGTCAGCGCACACGTTACAACAATCAAAAGAGCAACATCGGCGGTAACTTTGATGTCGCGTTGGCGGAGGATGATTACCTGTTCCTCATGCACTTAAATGAGCCGAACGACGGCGACCTAAGCTACTTTATCGTTAGGCTGGATAACGGCCAGTTCTTTAACTCGGGCAACTATTATACCCAGTCCCTGCCGACTATTAGCTCAGGCTTGGGCAGCAACAGCCAGCACGGTTACATCAAGCATGTTTGGCTGGTAGGTAACAAGTTTTACGTTTTGAGCAACACGGCGACACACAACGGCTATTCAGCCCCATGCTTGTACGCAGACGGTTACGCATCGAACGGCAGCACGTTCGATCTGCTAGGCCAAGTTGGCAACTGGCCCGGTGGCACAACCGGACTGGACATTGCAACGACAAGAATTGGCAACAGCTCTTCAAACCCACAGCTCTTCGTTATGAAGGGCGGCACGACGGACGACCCGGAATTTATAGAAATCTCAGGGATTGACCCAGACAGCGGTAGCCCTGATGCCGGCAGCGTTGCCAACTCAGGTTTAAGTATCACCAACCTCCCGACCGGCTTCGATATCAGTCGAGGCATCGCCTACATGCACGGCCCAAACCCAGATCGCTTTATTTTCGGAGGGTCGGGCGACCTCGTAACCGTCACTGAGTATGACCCCCCATCAAACCTAGCAAATGTCGTTTCAACCCAGAGCTGGGACGACCTCGGTGATTTGGTTTCCTTTAGCGGATCTTCTTTTAGGGCAGGCTTTCAAGACGCCATCGTTGGTTACGACGATTACCTATACTACTGGCACGAAGACAGCAGCTACTCCACCGACTACAAGCTCTACCGTTTCAGCGCATAAACACCCGGACGACATCAGTCGCCCCACCCCCTAAAATCCTCCAAACCAAAAGCCGGAGCCTGCCCAGTGGACGTCGACTACAAAATCCAGAACCTCGAAATCACGTTCGCAGAGCTGCGTAAGGACGTCGACGATTTGCGCAAGGCCACCGACGACGTCAAGAACTTGGCCGTCGAACTTGCCGTGATGAAGTCGGACCTGTCCTACATCAAGGACGCCCAGACCCGGCTGAACCAAAACGCCAACAAAGTCGTCTTGTTCATAGTGGGCGCATTCGTGGCCCAGTTCGCCGCGTTCGTCTTTGCTGGCGGTATGATGACGGGGTAGCCGCTTGCAGTTAAAAGGTGTAAATAAATTGTACACCAAGACAGCGAGACGGCATGACATCTTTTACCCGCCCAAACAGACACGTTGACCGCGTCTTCCTGCACTGCACAGCCAGCAGCTACGACCATCACGACGACATCGAGGTCGTCCGCGCTTGGCACCTTGGCCGTGGCTGGTCTGACGTAGGCTACCACTACATGATCCACAAGGACGGCAGCATCAGCGCCGGTCGCGATCTTGAGAAGACCCCCGCCGCTCAGAAAGGCCACAACAAAGGCACCATCGCCATCGCGATGCACGGCGGCCAAGACGCACGGGACGACTTCAGCACCAAGCAGATCGTCACGCTGCGCGAATTCTGCGAAGACATCCGCTACGCCTATGGCGGCGCTGTCACTTTCCATGGCCACGGCGAGGTCGTAATCCGCGACTGCCCGATCTACGACTACAAGTCCTACCTCAAGCTCGACAGCACTGGCCGTATGCCTCCACTCCGGTCGAAGAAGCAGCCCATCAAAGAAGCTCCCGAACAGCCCAAGTCTGAGGTCCAGAAGCCTAAGCGCAGGTGGCTTTCAAAAATGAAGGCGTGGCTTGTCGATGACTGAACGAGAAATCCAAGCCAAGCTCAAAGCCCTCGAAGATTTAGCCAAGCACCCCGGCTGGCACGACCTCGTCTCGGTGATGAAACGCGAGATGTACGGCGCTGTCGTGAACCTTGGCCAAACGCCCGACATCACAAACGAAGAACTCCATTGGAGACGTGGCCGCGTTGACGCCGCCGCGATGGTCATCGACCTCCCCCAACGTCGCATCGCGCAACTGACCAACGAACTTCCAATGGCTGCGCACGCGAACCCCGCCAAGGCTGGAGATAAAAACCATGGCTGACAATTTAATCGACCGCGTAAACGAGGCTCAAGGTCTCGCTCCCAAGACAGACAACCCCACCGACAACCGCGAAGCCACTGAGAAAGCGGCTGCTCCACAGACTGAGGGCGACAGGATCGCCGAGCCAGCAGCAGAGCCAGTCAGCAACGAAGAGCTGTCTGCGCTGTACAAGATTAAGATGGGCGACCAAGAACGCGAACTGAGTGAGCAGCAAATCGCTGGCACCTTTGAGCGCTACCGCGACCTCAACTTCAAGCACAGCCAAATGAAGCCAGTGATCGACACGGTCAGCCAGCTCATGGAGCGTACCGGCATCGACGCTGACATGATGAACCAAGAGATCATCGCGGCGCTGAAGGCCAAGCAGCACAACCCGACCATGGGCCAACAAAGCAACGCACCCAACACCACCCAGCAAGGTGACAAAGGTGAAGCCCCGAACGACCTGCTGTCTGGCGACATGCTCGCCCAGTACGAGGAACAGAACGCTGTGCAGCTTCCACCGGGCTACCGTGAGCTTGTGGCTGGCCGTGACGCCCAGAGCCAGCAGCTTGGGCAGATGCAGCAGATGATGCAGCAACTCTTGGCCCAAAGCCAAGGCGTAGCCAGCGCGGCTCGCCAAGCTGGACAGCAGCAGGCCGCAGACCGTGGCCAGTTGATGCAGCAGCGGATTGGCCAGAACATCGACGCAGCAGCCCAGCGTCATCTGGGAACTGCAGATGCGGACGCGAGCAACGACTTCTTGGCTTTCATCTACGAGCGCGGTTACACCACCGATGATTTTGTAGATCCTGCTCTGGCCGACCGTGCAATGTCTGACTTCGCCAATCTGCGCAGCCAGCCAGAGATGGAGCGTTTACGTCAGGCGGCTCAGCGCCGTCAGGCATTCTCGTTCAATGGCACGATGGGCAACACAGCAGGTCAAGGTGCTGCGGCTGCTGCGGCACCAACTGAGGCCACCACGCCGTTTGACCAAATGGCTGACGCTGCGATGACCAAGCGCTTCGGCTAGTCCGCATATTTGACAATGTAGGGGTGTACACTGTATAACACCCCTACAGCGCGGCGCTTCGGCCCCACATGCGCTATTACTCGCGACGGGAATTCCGCGAGCTGACACCCTTCTTATACAACCTCCCTTCTGAGGAACTTTAGCTATGTCTACCCCAATCCAAGGGTTGCGCGGCTCCGGTCAGTTCGACACGACCTTCCGCCCTCGCAACTACCGTGAACTCTTCACCCTTCTCGAGCCAAACGGGAATAGCCCACTCAATGCACTACTTTCGATGGGCCAATCCGAAAGCACAAATGACCCAGCATTCCGCAACTTCCGGGACGAACTCCCAGAGCGCCGGATGAAGGTAAACGGTGCGGTCACTTCCACCGGCACTGGCTCTGAGACCATTACTCTGGACGCTGACAACGAGAACAAGTTTGCGATCTCAGGCTCTATCGTCGTCAACGGTGCTACGGGCGAAGTGATGCACGTAACCTCCGACACAAGTGGCACTAGCCTCGTCGTCACTCGTAACGTCGGCGGCACCGCCCACGCTATCGCAGACGATGCGGAACTGTTCATCGCAGGCTTCGCGGCGCAGGAAGGTGCAGACACTCCAACCGCTGTTAGCTTCGATGCTGTCATGGTTGAAAACTTCTGTCAGATCTTCCGTACCAGCTTCTCCGTAACCGGCACGATGAACTCGACCTACTTGCGCACTGGCGACAAGCAGGACGAAGCTCGCGTGAAGGCTCTGAAGATGCACATGTCCGACATCGAGCGGGCTATGTTCTTTGGCAAGAAAGACGAAGACAACGCGTCTTCCGCTCAGCCACGTCGCTTCACTGGTGGTCTGATGACCTCCCTGACCAACAAGTTCGACGTTGGCACGGCATCTTCCTCTGCGATCAACGCAGCGGACGGCATCTTGACCGAAGAAGAGTTTGATCTGGCTCTGACCGAAACGATCTTTAAGTTCGGTTCGAACTCCAAGATCGCGTTCGTTGGCGCTAAGGTGGCAAACCACCTTCAGCAGTTCGGCAAGGACCGCTGGCAGCCAACCCAAGTCGAAGGTGCATACGGCGTAAACCTGACCCGTTACTCCACCTTTGCGGGAGATCTCATGGTTCATTTGCATCCGCAATTCCGCCAGATCCCCGGCATGGACACGGCAATGGTCATCGTCGACTTCCCATACCTGTCGTACCGCTACCTCGAAGGTCGCGATACTCAGTTGCTGGAAGGTCGCCAGAACCCCGGTGCCGACACCGAGGTCTCGGAATATCTTACCGAGGCAGGCCTTGAGCTGATGCAGGACAGCGTACACGCTGTTATCGAAGGCTGGTCCGCACGCAAAGCGTAAGGCGGACGCCAACAAAACGTAACTCGTTCATAAAGGGGGTCAGCACGCTGTCCCCCTTATTTTTTGGAGAACCCAATGGCTACCAAGACACCCAAGGCTGCTTCTAAAGAAGTGACCATCGACAAGGTCGAAGCCCCCAAGCCCATCGTCAAGAAGGCTGCTGGCCCCGTTCGCTACAAGACGGTCGCTGACCAAACAGGTCGCCTGCTCGTCTGTGGCTTTCGGCCAACGATGCCATCCATCCCCGGCCCATGCTTCTACAAGGTGCCAGCGGCTGACGTAGCGGCGTTTGAGAAGACCCGTGAGTACCAAGGCGGGATCGTAGTTCGTGTCGACTGACAGCCTGACCCCGCACATCCAAGACGGCGCCACCAGCCGTCTTGAAGACCTGTCGCGCATGGTGTTCCGGCGCTATGGCGACTTCAGTGCTAGCACCATTGAGGCCGAAGCTCTTTCGATGATGATCGAGCTGGCCAACATGGTGATCGACGACGTGCGGATGCACCCCTACGCCAGCACGACCATGCAGGCCACCGGATACTATAACTCGATGCAAGAACGCAGCATCATCCCGGACAACATCATGGTGGCTGGCCTGCTGTTCTACTACGCCGAGCAGCAAGGCTCCGAGCGGACGGCGGCCTATGGCCCGAAGTTCGCACGGACCATGAACCAAGAGCTGTGGCGGCAGACTGCTGGCAACACAAAAATCCAGATGCGGCCATGGGATGGCGGGACGAACAAGACCCGCACTTCGGGCACAACAGATCCAAACACAGGCCTTGATAAAACGACATGACCACAACCCGTGCAAACAGCGCGGACAAGACGCGCTTCGTAGCTTACGAACAGTTCACCGGACTGGATACGTCTCGCGATGTTGTCAACATGGACACGGGCACGGGCCAAGCGCTGGTGGATCTGAACAATGGTTTCTGCGACCAGCGTGGCCAGATCGTTCGGGATGCCGGTGTTACCCGGCGCGCAGCCAATAGTCGCGTCAAACACATCGCCTTCTTTTCGAAGGATCAAATCGCCTACACAGAAGTTCACGGCGACGGTACGCATTTCATCAGCGAAACTGGGATCGAAAGCCCCACCGTCTACCCAGAGAACATCATCCCCACTACGACGGTCTTCAACCGCGAGCTAGTATTCTCTGTACGTGGCCTCCAACCACTGATTTACACGGGCAACCGCTGGCGTACCACGACCAGTACGCACCTCAACACTGAGCTGCCAGCCTACTGCACGACAGTGCGTGACCGCGCTTGTTTCGCTGGCCTCAAGTCCAGCAGCACACAGATCCTCATCAGCGAGGACGGCAACCTCGACAAGCATTTCAACGACACAGATCCCAATAGCGAAAGCGCTCTGCGCGCTGGCACGCTCGACATCCGAAACCTTCTTGGCACCGCAGACGAGATCACGGGGCTGTCCAGCTTTGAGCAAGACAAGCTCGTCGTCTTCGCCAGCGACCGAGTATTCGTTTTCGCCATGGATCCCGACATCAGCCGTATCGAACTGGACACCGACACCAACGTGGGCATCGGCTGCGCCAGCCACAACACCATTCAGCAAGCGGGTACTGACCTCCTGTACTGTTCGCGCTCTGGCGTCCACGCCCTGCGCCGCGTCAGTGAGAACGGCCTGCAAGTGGGCGTCGTCAAGCTCAGCGAGCGCATCGACCTTGAGTACCGCCGGTTGTTCCAGCAGGTCGAAGACCCCGAGACCATCACAGCCGTCTATGACCGAGACGAGCAGCAATATCATGTTTACTTCCCACTTGGCTCCAGTGGCGACACTACCCGCCTGACCATGACGTTTGTCTCGGGCGAAGGCGGCGTACAGACCCGGTGGTCCAGCAGCGACCACCTAAACGCCACCTGCGGCGCCTTTCTGTTCGGCAACTTTGTCGTCGGAACACCCTTTGGCATCTACACCGTTGGCAAGATTGAAGACACGGATACCGCCACGCCCACTATGCGTGCCAAGACACCCGTTCTCTGGACGGGACCGTTTGATGGACGCAAGCAAAGCAAAAGCCTGCTCATCCAAGCCTTCGGCGACGGCGAGCTACAGATCGAGGCCCAAGACGAAAATGGGCGCGACCTCGGTGCCATGGCCATTCAGCTCACAGAGGCGGACGACAGCGGTAAGCGCTCCGTGCCACTCTCCGCCCAATATCTGAGACCGTTCGAGCATCGTTACCGTGGCCTCCAGCTCACCTTCACCTACTCGGGTAAGGGACTGTTTCGCATCATCGGTATAGCCGTAGAACTAAGGAACTAAATCATGGCCGGTATCCGCCAAACAGCAGCCTTTGAATATGCCAGCTCTGACAAGGTGCAGACTGAGTTCGAGAACATCATTCGTTACCTTCAGCAAGCCGAGGTCGGCAGCAAGACGCTGGGTGAGGTCATTGACAATCTCACAGACGCAGATGGCAACCTCGCCACAGACATCAGCTTCCAACTCGACAGCGCAGCGGGACTTCAGTATCGCGTTGGCACGACTGGCAGCTACACTACGATTGCTGCTCTGTCTGCGTTGCGCGGTGACGCTGGCCAGAACGTAGGCGACATCGGCGCGCCTATCTTCAATACCCGCCAAGACTACATCATCGGCACGACGATCCAAGCCAGCACTGGCGTTGCTTATCCTACCAACACGACAGTCTTGGAGTACAGCCACGAAGCGACCGACACGCTGGTCGTCTTCAAGAATGGGCTGCTGCAAGTCGAAGGGCAATCCAACGACTACACGACCAGTCCAACTGGCAACACGGTCACGTTCACCGCAGCGCTCACCACAACAGCGCCAGACAGCGTCACGGTCTACAAGATCCGTGCGACGGCCATCACCAGCTTCCAGCGCTCCGACTTCGACCTGACTGCTTCCCAGTCCGTGTTCTCGTTCACGATGGACGCCAACACCGAGATCCAAGTCTACCGCAACGGCTTGCTCCAGCGCGAAAGCGCAAGTGGCACGGTCAACGACTATGTCCGCGACAACAGCAACAACACCGTTACCTTTACGAACGCTGTAACCAGCGGCGAACTAGTCTCGATCATCACGGTCGAAAATACGACAAACCAAGTGGTTGCTGGCCTCATGCTTGAGCAGGTCTTCACCAATGCTCAGACCGGCAAGATTTTATTCGACAAGCTAGAACTGGCAGACAACGCCATCGCGCAAGCCAAGGTGAACGGGCTGACCACTAGCCTCTCTGGCAAGG